GTCTCCCTGCACTTTTTGGTGCATTTTCCTTCGACGGTCTTGTCACTCTAGCCATTGATTCTCCTCCATTTACACGGTGTTTGCGCTCGAATGTAGTATTTACAAATCTTCTGAACAGTTGACCTTCTGATACCAAATATCGCAGAAAGTCGGCGATATCCAACCATTTCATCTTCGTGCATATCTCTCATTTTGTCCACGATTTCTTGTGAAATAGTGCAATTCTGGTGAGACATTCCGATGCGATATCCATTCTCATTCATTCCAATTACGGTCATTCAATCACTTTAATCACCCCGAAATCGATGTCAATAGCAAAAAATAATATCTATAAAAATAGGCATTTCCGATAAATCTTGATAAATACCAAAGAGTACTCTTGCATACAGTCGATTACCTTGTAGACTTCTCACATCTGCAACTCCGCAGAAATTTGGACACCCGCCGAAAGGCAGAAAGAAAACGCAATGTCAAAAGTAAAGAAAACCGTGCTTCAGGTCGCAAAGCAAATCTCCAAGAATCAAGGCTCGACAATCAATGAAGCGATTGACGAGATGATCATCACTCTTGAGACAGATTTGCATCGAAACAGAATGCTCATCGTGGACACAGACGATGGATCGTATGAGTTGGCATCGGAGAATCTCATTGAGACAATCAAGGCATCAGCAAGAAACGCAGATATGGACTCTGCGCTTTTTCCTGTGATGGAGTCGCTGGGATTCATTGATGGTGGCACAATGGACTATTTCGTCGCTGACAATTTCCACGCACCATCGTGGACTCGATCAGTATCACAATTGCCCGAAGAAGAACTCGGTCTCTCATACGCAGAGATTTGGAAGCGTTACACGGTCAAGCAACGCGCAACAATCCTCTGCAAGTTTGTTTCGACATTTGTTGATTCCGCAATTGAAGACTGAACAAAGAAAGGCAACACATATGAAAAAGCAACACAATAATTCCACACGGATCGTCGCACGACAACGAGAGTTTGACAGAGCAGTCATTGAAGAAAAATGGATGGGCTTTGCTCATTCGATTCTGTCGCAACAAATGTCCACAGAAGAATTCTTCGATGATGTGGACTGCATTGACATCACGGTGCAGGATCGGGTTTCCGACTTCATCGTGGAACTTGGCGATTGGCAAGCGATGGGTTGGAAGGAAGAAAACAACGCAACTGTCCTACTCGCACGATTTCTTTACAAGGAGTTCAAATGAACATATTTAACGCACAACTTGATACGCCACATTTTTCATTTTCCGCATACGGAAAAACCGAAGCGCAAGCGAGGAAGGCGCTGACCCACGGGTTAAGGCAACACTCATACGATTACAAAATCAGATCACTCAGAAATGCAAATTGGTGGATGGAATTTGAAACCGACATCATCGTGACCAAGTTGCGTTTGAACGCTTGCTATCGAGATGGCGCAAGAATCTCAATCGTGTAGTTCCGCACTCGACTCCCCTGCCAAGGGGAGAAGAGTCTGCAACTCCGCAGAAGTTTCGACACACACAAAGAAAGGCATCAAATGAAAATCACCGTGACCGAACAAATTTTCCTGGAAGAATTCCGCACCTCATCGAGAGCAGATCAATTCTCTCGTGAGGCTCTTGTAGCCATCTTCGCTTACATCACAGAAGCGGAAGGCGATGTCCCTGCTGACGAGGGTTCAGACATTGAACTCGATGTGGTCGGCATCTGTTGCGAATATGTCGAAGTCGAGAATTCCGACACCGAAGAACTCGAAAATTACTCCAACTGCGATGTGATCGCAGAACTTGAAGACTCAACTGTGTTCTATCAATCCTAAAAAAGAAAGGCAATAAAAATGACAACTACAGACACAACTTTTGAAATGCAAACCCTTGCTATCTACTCGCACAAGTGTGCTTTGATTATGCGAATGGTGGATGTTGCAGTTCGCACAACCCCAGACGCTTGGCAAAATATTGTGACTACGCACGGACTAAACCTTACAAAGGAGCAAGCAGATCAGCACATAATGCGATACGACAGTGGCGTACTTCATGTGGGTAGTGGTTGGTACGAAGTTATCTTGGACATAAAGAGGCAGGAAAGCCTTGGTCTGTGGACAAGTAGAAAATTTTTCGGTGGCGATTGGATTCAGGTCTATGTTGCTCCAAAGGGCGGTGCGCGTTGAAAAACAAAACAATTGATCCATGCGTTCACTGCGGTCTCTCAACTGCATTTGGTTCTGGTCGGTTCGTGAATCGCATTCCGTCAGACTCTCCAACGGGAGAGATTCTGGACGGAGCATTTGCCTGTGCGTTGTGCGCTGGCTTTGAATGCGACGAATGCAATCAACAGATTTCTGTGGACGAAGAAGTGCGTGTAGAAAATAATGACGGATCATCGAACTATCACAAGTCGTGCCACTGCGAAAGCAAGCACGGGAAAGAGACAACATGAAAAATAAAATTCCAACAGACTCACAAATCATTGACGATGTCACCAAGGCGTTTGCCAAAGCAGATGCGCTTGGCGGCAATTGGATCGACTGCTTGCCCGATTACATCGACTGCGACCAAAATCTTGCAGAAGACAATCACTACATCGGGACTCTCGCCGATGGTCGCAATCTTTTTTACACGCCTGAAGCGATGGACATCGTCCTGATTGAGGAATCCAAATGAAAAAGATCATCACTTACGCTCTTTGGCTTCCTGCTCGAAAGCAGTTCGGATTTTTTGCAGGGCTTGAAGGCGAGGGCATCGGTCATTGGTGGAGGTATGCGTCAGAATGGGTGGATGTCAATTCGAGTGTCCTGCATCACGATGAGACTCCAACCTCCGCCCAAGAGTTGAGGGCGTGGGCGAAGTTGCGTGGGCGCACGGTCAAGAAGAAAAATATGGGGTTGTGGGTGGTGTCCGCCCCACAATGATTCCTGCCCCTTCAAGGGGCTTTTTTTATTCCTGCTCTCATCGCTCACGCTGGCAATCGTGTCTAGCAGGATCGACTGTGGAGCGTTTGTTTGCTTCGGGAGTCCTACCGTCAGTCCAAATTTAGAACGCTTCAGAATCGATCTGCGCTGACTGGGCTTTTGGGACTTTGCCCAGCACCTGCGCGTCGATTTGGAAAATGTTGCTTCGAGACCCGTTTCTCTTCACGGCAACTGACATAGGGAGGATTGATCAAATTTTTGGATTCGTTCTCCAAGCCATTCCATACAATTAACTGCCATTGAATTTCCCAGGGCTTTATATCGAGGTCCATCGGGACAGTCCTCTGCGTTCTTTTTCTTCCAAGGGATCGCCGTCCAGCCATCGGGAAATCCTTGTAGCCGTTCGCATTCGGTCGGAGTCAGGCGGCGAACTTGCATAGTTGCTGAATGAACGGCGGCAACCTGTTGAGTAATTTCGCTTGACTGTGGCGATCTAGATGGATCATTTGTTGCGGTTAAAGTTGGGGCGGTGACTGCCAAGCACGGTCCGCTTTGATGCGCCAAATCAGTTTTTAAAGTTTGCGATACTTGACCTGCATCATTATTCGTTGTGCGCCAATCGACTTGACCGACAACTGCCACAACAATCCCACCTTGATTTTTGCTTGGGCAAGGATTTGAAGTATCGATGCACTTTGCAACATCAACCATATTGCAACCGCTGACTGGGTTGCTGGATTTCATAGAGTTGCTTGCAAGTGAATCAAACGAATATGCAACTGCCTGTGCGCCAGTTTGGTCGATGGTGTATGCAGGAGATGTTTCGTTTCCAACGCCGATTCCATTTTGGTTTTTCTCGATCACTCTTGAATCTTGAATTGGAATGACGAGTGGCACATTGCCTCCACCAGTTCCATATCTTGAAACGCAAGACGGCGCAACATCGTGCGGACCGGTGATTCGGCTGTCATTGGGGTGGTTTTCAAACAATACAGGAACAAGATGTGCGGTTTCGTTGTATGGTGCCCATCCAGCAGAACCCTGCATTCTTGCAGTAAGTGTTGGACTAGCGGAATCAATTGGTATTGGATTGCTTCCGCAGTAAATGGGAACATCAATCACAAAGCACGGCGCACCGTTTAATGCGTGTTGATCTTCAAGCCCTTGCTTGTCTGCAAATGATGCGTTCAAGGTGCTGGCAATTGGCGCAGAAAATGTCAGGTGTTCTCCTCGACTACTTGGGACTCCACCATCGCCACCGCTTCTAAGGCAGCCAGCAACATCGGCGGAAGTTCCTTGCCTCGACGAGCCGCGCGTCGCAGAATACCTGAGCATGCTTTCTTGCTCAAATAAAACCTTTGCGGGACCGATGTGATCTCTAGCACATCCGACAACGAACACACGCCTTCGTCGCTGCGGAACGGCTCTTGGATGCCCGTGTGTTCTGCACCATTGAGCGTCAAGAATTCTGTAGGCGAACCCATACCCCAATTCCCCCAGCCCTCCGAGGAAGGAACCAAAATCTTTTCCTCCGTTTGACGACAGGACTCCAGGGACATTTTCCCAAACGATCCACTTGGGTTTGAGATGTTCAGCAATTGCGAGAAATGTGAGCATAAGGTTTCCGCGTGGATCTTTGAGTCCTTGTCGGAGTCCTGCGATTGAGAAGGATTGGCAGGGAGTTCCTCCGACGAGGAGATCAATATCTCCTGACCGAATAGACCAATCTCTGAATTTTGACATGTCGCCATAGTTTTTTACCTTTGGATAGTGATGTGCGAGAACTGCTGAAGGGAACGGTTCGATCTCTGAAAATCCGACTGGTGTCCAGCCGAGTGGATGCCAAGCAACCGATGCGGCTTCGATGCCCGAGCAAACGGATAGATATCTCATTTGGTGTAGATCCTCATTGGTTTCAAGTTTTCTTGCGGAACAAAGTAGGCTGCGCTTCGACCGTTTGGCGCAGAAATGTATTGGGAATCCTTGGCATTGAATCCTTCGATCCATCCGCTAATTTTGTAGTTGGGGCAGGTGCCAGTCACAAGAATGTAATTCTCGTTGTCGCCGTCTTGGTCTCGAACAATCAACCTGCCTTGTTCGAGTGGAGTCCACCTGACTTGAATGCCAGCGAGATCTGGCGACTTGTATGTGTCCACGGATCCAGAGAAATAGATTCCCAGTGCTTTGGCAACTGCGACTTCGGCTAGTGCGCCTTCGACATCGATGCCCCAGGGATCGCCTTGTGTGCTTCCACGGTCAAGTTTCTTGGCAATGGATGAAACACGGCGACGAACTCCAACCATTGCGCCCATGATGATTTCGTATGGTTCGAGTGTGATGTTCACAATTTCCTCTTGATCAGTTTGTTGAGTTCGCTTCGAGCGATCATCATTTGTTCGTGATTGAGGTTGGATGTCACAAGGATTGATGTGCCAGCGCAACGAAATGCGTCGATGTATTCGAGCAGGGTTTCTTTGGTCGGCTTGGTGTTGTTTTGCAGTTCCTTGATTGATGATCGAAGCGATTTGATTTCGTTGATGGCAAGATTGCATCCTCCGACGATGCGTTGATCGTGATTAAAATCTCGCTCGACTTCAAGCCAAATGAGGGGATCGTGACGAAGTTTGATTGGGTTCTCATAATCCATTCTTGTAATTCCTCATTTCAATTTTCATTTCAACCATGGCAATTTCTGCGTGTGTTGCGTCAAGATCTGCAAGCCTTGCCATCAACAAGACTTCAAGTGATTTGTTGTTGCGCCTGAAATCAGCCCATGCCCTGTTTTTGACATCTCGATAATGCCACAGGTTTGTTTGTAGGTCTTGCAAAGTTTGCCCCAATTCGTTTTTATATTCTTTCCATTCTTGTGCGTTCATTTCGCCACCTGAATTCTGTGTGCAACCATTCCAATTGCGGATTGATTCCACTCGGAGATGTTTGCTGGGAGTGGGCTGACGATGTACTTTTCTGCTCGAAGTGCGTTGACGACTGACCTGACAATTTCCCTTGGCGTTGACAGGATGAGGTTGAGTAGTCCATCGTCTTGGGCTGGATCTTCCTGCGAATGGTTGCGAACTCGACCACCGACTTGCTTGGCATAGGACTCGGCTGTGGTTCGGTCGGGGCAGTCAGTCGAAAACTTGTATGGCAACCCTGTGTGTTTGGATGGTCGCTCAAAGTCAACCCACCACTTTGCGCTGGCAGGTGTTGCGCCTGAAGGTCGAAACCGTCTTGCCTCCTCGATCTTGCCGTAGGCTTTTAGGATCTGCGAGATCTCAGGAGTCCAAGACGCGCTGGACATCTTGTGGTCATCGATTGCGTCATACAAGTACACCTGATTGAGTCCACGAAGTTGCTTCTTGAACATCTTTCGCAACTCGTTGTTCTCATCTCCCCAGTCGGCTCGACTCCACATTTGTCGAATTCGGATCTCGTTGTGTTCCCAAGTGCGTTCGTCTTGCATATGTGCCTTTCTTAAAAGTTAGATTCCAAATTCCTAGGAAACGCCGTAGAGACATTCTGACGCGTTCCTCCTCGTTCCTGACTCCGTGATAGCCAATTGGTCAAGAAACGCCTCCAGAGCCGTTTACGGGCTTGCGTTGGGTTGCTGATCAACCACTCGGTCATCTTTTGCAACTCCTGTTCGATGTTGACGGCTGGGAATGCGACATTCCAACCTGCTCGGTCGATGTCGTTGATGCCAACCCAACTCGTTTCAACTGACCAAGAAATGTGATCCGATTTGGTGGCTTGTTTTTTTACAGATTTTTCGCTCTCCGCAAGTAGAGAGATCAATTCCCTTTGAATTGTATTTGGAGTAATTGATACTGTATTGGTAATAGCAATAGCATCTAGTATGGGATCCTTTAAGGATGAATTAAGGATCCCACGGTGGGATCCAACAAGGATCGGCTTTTTCCACCTGACTTCGTTCGCCTTTTGCGATCTTTCAGTCATTTTCTGCGATGATTCTAGCATTTTCTGTCTCTCCTCCTCGACCCTTGGGTGGACTAGGACAACTTCAGAAACGGAAGAAATCCTGACTGCTTTCCATCGAGCAACTGCTTCAGAAAGCGAACGGAAATGTTTAAAATTTGTAATGGCTTTGAGTTTCTTGGTGTCACTTGGGCAGTACCCACGGTCCCAAGAATAGAGGATCATCCTCATATGAATGCCGAAAGTTTCAGCCGACATATCGCTGCAAGATGCGACGATGTCGGACACCCAAAGTTTGATCCACGGACTTTTATTCATACCGATCCTTTATTCAAAAAAGGCAAGTGCGGTCTGGCTCTCCACCGCACCTGCCCTGGGAGGTCATTCCCAATAGACTTCAGATTGCCGTCTGTAGTTTTTCAGTACGGTGTGTTCGCCCTTGACGACAAAGTGTTTGTCTTGAAACTGGCAAAAGTTGTTGGGCAGCAATGCGAACCCGTTGTGCCGATTACAGGCGATTAGATTCAACGGCTTATGTTCGGCTGGATACATACTGAATCCATCACTCCAGTCAATCACAATGCCAGTATGCCGCCCCAAAACCAAATTCTTGCGGACATCAGTCACCATCAAACCCTCAAGATAATTTGCGTGGAATGCATAAACATCGTCACCCATTGCAGCCCAAGGAAATAGAGGTGAATCAGAATCCACAGGCGAGTCGCAGTCTTCATCAAGACAAACATCTTTGACTGCAACTCCAGTCCAATTTGCGCCAGTTTCTAGCAGGATGTTGGTCATAACATGCTGACCTAAACGAGCATAAACCCCCCACCAGATGCCTCTAGTAAAGCCATCTTTGACTTTGCCGTCCGTGATAACCCAGTTGGGAACACGGACATACAAATGAAATGGGAGGTTTGCGTGATTCAAAATGGCACATCATCTTCAGGCTTAACAGCAACTGGTGCAGCCTTTTTTGGTGCTGGCGCTGGTGCAGGTGCCTTAACAACTACGCTTGCCAGTTGGCGAGTGATTTCCTCATGGTTCTCTTGACGAGGAACATATGCAGGTGCATCATCATTGATTTGTCGGGCTGGCATTTCGCCATCCTTCGGCGGGAACATACTTAGCAGGATCGACTCGCCACCCTTGCCAGTTAGGTCAGGCACACCTGCTGGGCTGAACCAACGCGCAAGCATGATGAACTTGCCACCGTCGTCGTTTTGCATGACTGCTCCGACATTCTGCCAACGCCCTTTTTCCTTGCCATCTGCACCTGTATACTTGCCAATTTTCGCACATAAATCATAAATCTTAGTCGTCATAATTCTCTCCAAAGTTAGGGTGAATAGAAACCTGAACAAAGCCACCGAGGCTGTCTTTGGACAACCTTGCGGTGACTGACATAAACTGATTGTCATTGATTCCCAGCGCATCGCACATGCCATCTAGCCCAGATTTCATTCGGGCAATGAGGTTGTCACGGTCATATTGTCGGCGGTCGGGCGGCACAAAGACCATTGTCAGGTCAAAATCCTGACCGTACTTTGCTTTCTCTGGATGCTGATCTCTTGTTAAAAGGTGGCATTTCGTGCGATAATTAGCCTTCGCTTTTGCCAATGCAGCCCAGTGTAAACGCTTGTTTGGGCTTAATTCTGAGGGTGGAAATGGTAGTTGTAATTGAATCACGGGTACCTCTCTTGCACACGATAACGACATTTGTGGCGATCCGTCAATACATTTTGTAAACAAATTAAAAAAACTTATGTCCACACTAAAGTACCCTTGACATACTTGTCGATACCTATTACGATTCGGCTATGTGGAACTCAAACACCTTACAAGGAGCATCATGATTGTATGCATCGGTTTTATCGTCGCACTCGTTGCGGTCACTTGGTTTCTCAATGATTCGTCAATCCCTGACGATGTCGTCAACACAAATTATCAGAAAGGAAAGCACAAATGAAAAAGAATGATCAAGTACATGGCGGTCCATTTGATCGTGGATCAGCCGACAGTTTTTATCGTCGAGTCCCTTGTCCGCATTATTTATGCGACATCCGTGGAAGAATTGAAGCGCATGAAATGACAGAGGAACAGATTGCAGAATACAAAGCAGGATATGAAGACAATCAAGCAACAGGCGGAAGAAAGGAATACGAATGAAACCAACAATTGAAAAGATTGAATTCGTCAACACGGAATCGTGGCTGCAAGAACGGATGAAAGACATCACTTCAACCGAGGTCTCTGCGCTCTATGGACTCTCTCCATATCTCACAGAGTACGAACTCTTTCACACCAAGAAAGATGGCGTGGTCGTTCGCATTGAAGAGAACGAACGCATGACTTGGGGCAAACGCCTTGAGTCGTCAATCGCAATTGGTGCAGCCGAAGATTCGGGCTGGACTGTGTCCAAGTTGGGTTGCTACATGCGCCAACCTGACGCAAGAATTGGTTCGTCGTTCGACTTCATCATTGACGCTGGACATTCTTCAGGAAAGCCAGGGCT